CAGCATGATAAGGAATCTTGCTAGGCTTGAATGGGTTAAGAACCATACGAATAAGTTTACCATTACATACCCACACGTTTGCTTGTAGTTCATCAAAGTCTTTTAACTCATCTGGAATAGTAATGTCTTGGTCTTCAAGCATGTCTACATCAACCATACCCCAATACTCAAGAACTTCAAATCGTTCAATAGATGTTTCAGGTGCATAGTCAGATAGGTCATCTTCCCAGTACTTCTTTGTGTAGTTCTCGCCAATAGCAATAACTTCATCAATCACTTGACCACGGAAATATGGACGCTTCTTGAGACTACGTAGTTGTGAACGTGACATCTTATGTCGTTCAATTACGTATTGCGCTTCATCCATGTTATTCGCATCAGGGTCAGGATAAAAGTTCCAAACAGATACATGCTGTACTTGCGGAACTGTTTTAAACATAGGGTCATAGTTACCTTCATCATCCCAATTAGGATACTCTTTGTCTGTAGCAAACGGACCTTTCATTACACCTGTACCAAACAGTGCCATCTCAAATGCAGAGTTACGCATATGTTTACCCGCACCAGACTCTTCTAGTTGGTCGTGTATTTTCTTCTGCATCTTCTTAGCAGCAATCATAGCAGGGCTAAATGTAATTGCTGTAGGTGTTTTGCCCGGACCTTCTTTTAGTTTGTCAGATACAGGTTCTAGTTTATTCTGTACTACGCCTAGCTTCTCTTGCAGTGACTGTGCAGTAGCACCCGGCTCCAAATCGTTGCCATCACCTGCAAAACCATATGGGCTAGTAGATAATGCAGTGTCACCACGTAGTTGCTCTGGTTCTTGTGGGTCAAAGTTTACATCTTCTACTACACCTTCTGGTAATTCAGTAGGGTCTACAGATAAAGGGAAACGCTGATTAGCAAACAAGACATCTACAATCTGTCCGTAAGCTGCCAGCGTCTTTGTCTTAGTTACTTTAATAAATACGCGAGACTTCTCTGCTTCAGTAAACTGTACATCAGGCCCATATAGACCACGGTAGTTACGATAAGCACGTAGCCAACGGTCTTCGTCTTGTTCACGATAGTCTTCAGAACGCTGGTATCTTTCGTTAATAAATGGAATAATAGATGCTACATCTGCATCAAACACTACAGAGTCATCTGTGTCTTCTAATGCGATTGCATCGTCTTCAATCATAATTTCATCTTCAGCCATAGTTTTTTCCTTAATAACCAAACGTACTGTCTGCTACACGCATACCAGTGCTAGGTCGTCCCATAGGGTCGTAATCAAATATACTAAATCTTGGTCTTGACATTATTCCATATCTAAGGGCATCATACAAATGGTCTTCACTGTGCGTATCAATGTCTTCTGGATTTTTCTTATCAAGCGGGATGGACGGTAACTGTGATACGATATTTGTGCAGCTATTAAAGAATACAAGTCTAGGCTCCTCTGTAAATTCATCTACCTGCAAACGCCTGTGTATTTCGTTCTTACCTGCTACACGGCTACCACGGCTTCTATCTGATGGCCTCCAACGACATCCTCTACTAATCATTGTCTCTGCAAGGCTAGGACCAGTATCGCCACGTTTATGCCACAGAGAAGAATCAAGCACACCATACTTAATAGTACCATCGCCAGACTCTACATCCAGTATCATATCTGCCAAGTCTGCGGCAAGGACTTTAGAAACGTAGAGTTCTCTATATACCACAAGCTGTTCGTTAGGTGCAACAGCAAACCAAACAACACCAGACTTACTACCATAACCATAGTCACAAGCCCTAAACTTAACCCAGTTGTTAGGAATATCGAAAGGCTCAATAACATGAATATTGCGGTCAAACTCAGTAAATGCCGCACCTTCTTTAATATCCCAGTCGCCTTCAAGGAGTTGTCTCCTTTGCTGCTCTGGCATGGAGAGTAGCATGGCTTCGTAGTCACCCGACTCTGCCAAATAAGGATTGTCAGATAATCTTGCTGGGATAAATCGCCGTTTAAATAGTGACCTTCCAGCTTTTTCATGTCCTGCTGGGTATCGCAGAACTTCTCCTGTATCTGTATCTGTTGCATCGAATGCTCTATTGTAAGGTGCAGGGTCGATGAATGTCTTCTTAACCCAATGATGTCCCCGACCACCGGGGTTAGTTGTTGCTCTCATGTAGATAGGCAAGTCAGGTGCAGTGGACCTTAAACGAGACCGCATGTAATTCCAAGCGTATGGTGTGGACCACTGTGTTAACTCGTCAAACCCTATCCAGCTAAACGCTAAACCCTGATAACGCAATACATCGTCATCTCTATCAAGATACGACATCCACAATCTTGCGCCAGATGGTGCAGTCCACTGCATCTTTCTCTCTGACCACTTAATACCGGGCCAGATTTTTGGGTACAACTCCTGCGACTTAAATACAAGTTCTCTTAGTTCTTCTGTTGTATGTCGCAGTAGCAATCCACTAAATGCAGGATGCCCCATGTAGCGTAGTGGGTCAGCTAACATGGCATAAGACTTGCCACCACCAGCACTACCACCATAAAGTACTTCTCGTTCTGCTGCAGCTAGAAAATCTGTCTGTGGACCCTTATTAGGTTTGAATAACACATTGGCTGTCTCTTCAATAGCCTGTGTTTCATATTCAATAGGCAGTATCTCAACTGTTGGCTTTGGAGCCTGTTCTTTCTTCTTGGAGACTTTTCGCTTTGGCGATTGCCGTTTCCGCATATTCTGCCCACTTGAGGAGGCTTTTAGCTTGGTTCTTACGTCTTCGTTCATTCTGTAACCGTTTCCTTAATCCCACATGCGAGATGTATCTGCCAGTATTAGTACTCAACCAGTTTGCTACTTCACGATAACTGTATTGATTTACGTGGCTACGTGCTTTCTCTAATAGGTCTAACTCTGTTGGTATAGGGTCAAGAATGTCAGGGTCTTCATCGTTTTGTTTATAACCGAAAGGTACAGTCCTTGCAATGCGCGGTATCTGTATCCATTCGTTTTCTTCTTTAATATCGGTTGGCTGTGGTAGCTTCCACTTACCTATGCTACGTGTCATTTGTTTTTGCGGTTGTCCATTGTTTTAAGAACCATGCCACCTTTACGGTAATCTTGTGGTCCTGTGCGAGACTTTACCATACCGCCTTTATTAAAATCATCACCAAATACATGAAGCAAATCCTCAGATTCAATATACAATTTCATATATTCTTTAGCACCCGGACCTGATGCTATATCTCTAATGTATTCAGCAGAATCATTTGCTTTACCACTTTTAATAATTTTACTTGCCATTTGTCCGGCACTCATACCTTTATACATATCAGCCATTAGTCATCATCCTCTACAGTTGCTTTAGGTGGCATAAGCATTACACCGCCCGATGCTTCTACTTGCATCTTCTCAGTTTTTACTAGACCAGTACGGTCAAGCAGTTCTTTGGCTGCTGCCATCTTGTCACGAATACCTAGTTCAGTTGGGTCATACAATGCATGTGTCATAGCTATCGCAGCCTTCGGTGCATTACGTGCCATGTACATTTGAGTTGCCTCAAGTATTTCTTCTTTAAGACCTTTAACAATTTCTGCAGTACTAGAAGTGTCAGCATATCCCGCCAGTTTCTTTGCTTGCACCATATCGCCACCTGCCTCTTCAAACAGGACGTTGAGTAGTGCTTGTTGCTTATCAGTTAATTGTCTAGCCATTAAAACTCACCATTGTGCATTGCGTTTGCTAATTTTGTACTTCTTGATTTTACCTGATTTGCCCACCTGCTGTCAAGCATTTCTTTTGCTGCATTGATAAAATCTTCATTATGGATAGCATTCCACATCTTTTTAAACTTACACAGTCTTGGGACACCCATATTGAATGCCATATCCATAAGTACAAGTTGACGTACACTGTCTAGCTTGTCTACGCAAGGGTGCGCACGTACAAGTTCTTCTTCGACAATCTGCACGTCATTCTGTGCTAGATACATAGCATCTGCTTCTGTGATACCTTCAGTATGAACAATAGCCATATTAGGTATGTCCATCCATTCCAGTTCTTCTTTAGTGATGCCACGGTCTTCTAGGTTACGTCCGATACCAATAGTATCAATTCCAAGTGTATCTTGATATACCTGAAGGCGTAAACCTTCATGTGTAATTAGTTTTTGTATAAAGTCTTCTTTACGATACTTCATTTCTCATGTCCCATCCATACCGCAAACGCACCCGTCATTGCTCCCGTCACTACACTGACAAGTGCTGACTGCTGTGTTGTCGGGTCGGGTAGTGTCATAAACCACTCTACTACTCTCCACGCTGATAGCGACATCATTATCATCATTAGACGAGGAAGTATCTTCCACGCCAGTATTCTTTCCATTGCTACTTTCACGATTCTTCCTTGCCTGTTCTTCTGTCGTTATGTCGTGCATATTCCACATCTGCACTAGGACTTCCCTTTACCAAAGAGCCTAGTAGCACTGCGTACACCAAAGCTGGCAGCAACGATAACACCAAGACTGTACTGATACCACTCAGGCATTGCGTTGAGTTGTGCGAATCCATTGGAGACTACTTCTTCCATCCCCGGAATAAACGCCATAACGAGAGGAATAGAGAACAAAACGGTAAGCCACTCATCTTTCCACGAAGACTGACTTCCTTTAGCCATCTCCAAATCCCAGTCAATTTCACCAGTAGCTTTTCTTTCCATGACTGTAGCTTCTGCTTTAGCCCTTGCCACTTTGGTTGCAGCTTCTGCTTTAGTCTTTTCAACTTTTCCATCTAACCATGTCCCTGCTAAATTAGCAATAGGTCCAATTAATAAATTAAGCATTAGCCTCTCCGAAACTTTGCTGTCTTCTTTGCAATACTTTTAGGCTGTGCTACAAACTGCTTACCTGCAGCTTTACCTTTTCTCTTAGCCTTAGTTGTAGCAGAGTACTCTGCACTTGTCAAGGACTTTATTGCTTTTGCAGGTAAATATCTTTCTCCTGTCTTAGCAGAAGGCTTACCTGACTTAGTACGCCAGTCTTGATTAGTCCAGTTCTTTAAACTCTGCTGTGGTTTTTTCATTGTAGTTTTTTCCTAATTGACTTTAGTGTTTCTTTTAATGTAGGCTCATCTTTTTCACGGGGGTTATATACACATTGATATTGTCGTGGACAAAACTCACTAATAGTTATAGTTTCTATAGTATTGTTTGCGCCTCTATACGTACAGATATACTCTGTGTATGGATTTTGTTTTACTTTAATTCTTTCATAGTCAACAAGTCTACATGTAGTCCATTTTATTTCATCAGCTTTAGCTTGCTTAGACATAAGGAATGAAACAAAACCGTAAAGAAGTGCAGCAGATAAACCTACCATTATAATCCAAGCCACTATCTCTACAAACTTTTGTCGGCGTTCTCTCTGCTTATACAGTGTTTCTTGTCTTTGCTTACGAATATTTGCTTCCGTCTGAATTAAATCTTGCCATGCTGCTCTTCCTAGCGTAAACTCAATCCATGTTTTAAGTTCATCTCTTTGGTTTTGTGCTTTACGTTTATTGGCAAATGCTTCTATTGCTTCTTGTTCAACAGACTTACCATTAAACAGCTTCTTAAATATGGGTGGATTCTTAGCTTCTTTGGCTGCTTGGTCTAAATCTGATAACGCACCCATCCAGCGTCCAATGTCAGACATCATTGACTCTACGTCACGTCCGACTTGAAAACCTTTTTTGATTGTGCCAAAGGCTGCAGATGCGGTAGCCATTGCGGTAATTGGGTCCATCTATGCAGCTTCCTGTTTTGGTTCTTGTGCTGATACTCCCATCCACTTAGACCACTCAGCGTAGTAGTGACGCATACCCACCTCATCGTGGATTGTGCCATTTTCATGTCGTCCATGCAGGATGTTACGTGGTTCTGTGCCTGTACGCATTGTAGTCCCTTGACCAGCTACGCCAATCAAGTCTTCGTGTAGGTTACGACCAAACGGTCCCCAGATAGAGTTGTGATGTTCAATACGTGTGGCTCTATCTTCTGGACTGTCACTCTTCAAGCCATAGCCACGAAACTCAATCATTACTTTGTTTGGTCCTAGCGGGGTTACGCTGTCGCTACGGTAGGCACTGCCACGCAAGTTAAAGTTAAAGCCGGGGAATAGGTCAACCATGTACCACTGATTAGGTGGCAAGTTAGGGAATGACAGTTCGCCTCTATCTTCAAAGCCTTCATATTCTTCATAGTTCACTGTAAAGCTGCTAACGTTTACGTGTCCGTTGTTGAACGGTATGTTCTTACGTGCAAAGTAGGCATCGTTAAATCCGGTTACACGATTGTGGTAGTGCATAAAGTCGTGGTAGAACTCAGAGTTTGTGTCGTGCCATAGCTTGTAGTTGGTATCAATCACTGCCTTGTGATAGTGAAACACTTCTAGTTCTTCAGCATCAATAGCACCAGCAATACAATCAAAAGCACCGCCTGTCCATTCTTCTACACTCTGGGTAGGATTGGGGTCAAGTGTTACCCAGACCATACCGCCATGCTTAACTTCGCAGTGCAGTGGAAAACCAGTTGTAAGAACGTGCATATTACCAGATAGTTTATGTACTCCAGTATCTCTTTTTGCTACCACATCCCAACCAGCATTCCATGCAATTACATGGACCCCAGCAATTTCTGTGGTTCTGAAGTCTCCTTCGTTACGCATCTCGCTAATGTGACACATTGGCACCCACACTTTAGCGAATATATTTTCTATCTCTTGTTCGTACAGGTCTTGGTCAGAATAGATAAGCGAGTTGATGTGTTCGATGTTTGGCGTCTTAGTCCACTGTTTATGATTTCTAGGGGGCATTAATAAAGTTTTACATCCTCTGGGTTTACATATCTGGGTACACAGTACGCAGTTACTCTGTCTTTGGGGTCTATGTATTGTAGGTATTCATAGTTACCATATCGTTTAGTTACGCGAGAGGCAAAGTAATTACATTCGTTTATATCACGAAAGTACATATCTGCACTCTCTAGTTTACGTGCATCCCCAGTTCCCAAGTAAACGAGAAGCAGGAATACGTGTGCGGTCACGACTTATACCCACCCCCAGCAGACTTGTATGCTTTAGCAAGCATCTGTGCCTTACGTGCAGACCACTGACCGGGGCCACCACCTTTGCTACCAGCTTTAATACGATTAAACTGTTGCTTTCTCATTCCGGGCTTAGTGTAGTTGCCAGCTTCATTAACTCTCGACTTGCTCTGTGGCGCACCGCCTTTCGCAAGGCCAACCTTTCTAATCGGTTTCTTTTTCGCTGCAACCGATGTGGCTTTCTTTTTAACTGCTGGTTTTTTAGGGACACGTGCCATTCCTATCTCCTATCGGGCTGGGTCAAAAAATTCTTCAGCAGAAGTAGTGACCACTAGCTTACTAGCTGTACCTGCTGTGCATTTAATAATGTCACCTGCATGTAGGTACAGTGGTCTGTCCACAGTAAATATAGACTCATATGAACCACCTGCAATATTGTGAGCAGTCAACAAGTCATACTCTGCGTTATCATCTGCATGAAAAAGGTGTAGGCTCAAAGTTATATTACCTGTGTGGTTATTACTTACAAACAAGTTTTCTAAATGGGAAGAGAAGTTTGCAGGTACAGTGTACACAGTAGTTTTGTTGGTAGTACCCAACGCCACTACTTCAGTACGAAACTTTGAACCTGTTGCTAGTACTGGCATTACTTCTTCTTCTTAGCCATGCCACCGCGCATCATCTTCTTCTTTGATGCTGCTTTCATCATACCACCACCACGCATACGCTTTGGTGATGTTTTAGCTGCCATACCGCCTCGCATCATCTTCTTTGATGCCATTTTAGTTTTGCCCTTCATTTCTTAATCTCCGTCTGTCTGTTACTAATGATTGGAATACATCTACAGGGAAGTGTAGGTAGTACCCACTCTTTTCTAAACTCAATGCTGCATCATCCAGCACTGACAGTCTCTGCACAAATACCATGCAGTATTCTAAAGATTCATCTACAACATCATCTGCAACTAGAAAGTCCAGACCTGCCTTATCAGCATCGTAGTCTGGATGAAACACCATCAGGTGCATATCCATACCTGCAATAGACATCAATTCATTCATGCCATCACAGAGACCATCTAGGTACTCCATGTCTGGCAATTCTTCACTAGCCCATACAACAATGTCATAGTCATGCTTATCAAAGTCACGTACAGAATGTATTAAACCTTCTATGCCTGTATTGATGCTGAAGGTAACTTTATCATCTGCCCATGCCTGTTTAGCGTAGGGACATGGTGGTAAGCCATTTAGTTTCTCACTAGGTAGTTCAAGAAACTCATGGGACCACTTACGTATGTCAGAGGCTATCCTATGCACGTCTGTTCCGTTTACCAGCCGTAGCAGTACGTGGAAAAGACCTATTCTGTGAAGCCCTTTGCAGAGTAAGATTGCCCCTACGATTGTCACGAGGATTGCCATTCTTGTGTGCTATATCCTTACCAGCCGTATTTACACCAGACTTCTTGACTATCTTACGTGCAGCATTACGACCAGCACGGTTAGCCTTCTGCACAGGCTTAGAGTGGTAGTTAGCATACTCTTTCTTGTAGTTACGCTTCTTAGTAGGGGCCATTACTTACCTGTAATTTTATTAAAGGCTTCTAGTCCTTTAGGGCCACTAGCTTTGAGTGCCTTTAGTCCATCACTGACCATGCCACCTGCTGCATACATATGCTGCTTGCCATTAGCCATACCGCCACGCATCATAGCAGTTTTCTTAGGCTTTTTCATTTTACCCATGCCAACACTAATGGCAATTACTGGTACTTCTTTTTTCATGTCACCACCCTTATTTAATTCACGTATCATTTTCTTAGCATCTTTAACTTCTTGTACTGTATGCTCAGATTTATTTTCAAGAATTGTTCTGGCCTCTGTTACGGTCATTTCTTTGTACTCTTCTTCAAGTTGCCCTGTGTGCCACGTGCTGCAGCCTTTGCCGCTGCACTACCTGTACCACCATATTTAGCCATTAGTCTTTTACGGGCTGCTGCATTACTAGGGAAGATGTTACCCTTTGGACCAAACCCTGTATTCTTACTGGCTGATATATTTGTACGTTTTATTGGTGCAGTGTCCTTTGCTTTATCTGGTGTTGAACCAGCAGCCTTGGGCTTACTCTTACGTGTAAGCATCTTAGCAGCAATTTCTTTATCTGTACGTGTTGTAGGTTTTCTTTTGCTAGATTTTTTTACTGTAGCTACTGGTTTTCTTTTAGATTTATCTGGGCCTGTCTGACCTACGCCGACTACAGACTTACGAGGGCTTTTAGTCTCTGCCTTTGCTTCATCTTTTTTACGAGTAGCACGATCTACTGCTGCTGCACCACCAAGAACTGTTGCTGTACCTGCTGCAATTTTAGTTAGGGTACTTACTTTAGGTTTAGGTGTACGTGAAGCTGACTTCTTTTTTACTGCAGCAGATAGCTGTTTATTTGTTTTAACCTTATTTTCTGTTTTAGGTCTAGGCTTATTGCCTTCTGTAACTCGTACTCTTGGTTTTCCTTCTTTTGCTTTAGATTTAGTAGCTGTTTGTTGTGTAGCAGAAGGTTTTGTTTTAGGAGATAGTCTTGACACAGCTACGTCATCTGCAGACTTTACTTTAGTAACACGTGTGCCTTTAGCTTGTTTTAGCTTCTTAGCAGCGTTAATAGCCTTACGTGCTTCTGCCATAGCCCTAGCACCCTTGATACCCTTATATACAAGTTTACCACCTGCACCAATAACACCACCAGTAAGACCTAGTTCTGCCATAGTTGCAATAATCTTAGCTGCAGCCTTATCACCTTTAGCAAAGGGGTCTCTAACACCTGAATCCTTTGCAATCTGTTCTCTCATTCCTTCTGTAAGTGCCATTGGTTAATCCTTTACCATTTAACTTTATGTGACCAGTACTTCGCTGACAGCTTGCTGGTCGGCTTGCCCTGTGCATTGTGACGTGCATAGTAGGACTTCTTACGTGCTTTATCTTTAGCAGACTTAGGATTCTTCCCAGCACCAGATACGCCTTGCTGTCCAAAGCGAATAAACTTGTACGTGTCACCTTCTTTAGCCATCACACAGTGTGACTTAGTTTTATGATTAGGAGTACGTTTAGGAACATTAACTTTCGTTAATCCTTCCTCTTTCATCTTAGTCTTTACTCTTTCAGGTATAGCCATTACGTAGGTGTCCCTTTTGGTTGGCATCTAAACCTAAAGCTATGAGGTATAGCAGGTAATAGAGTCACTGAGTCTGCTATCATCTCCTCAACACGTAGGACGCACTCTTCCCTAGTCTTGTATGGGCCACGAGTATCGTCAGCCTCTATACAAGCATTAGGGTTTATTAAAGTACAAGCTAGTATTGTAGCATAAAACATCTATTCGTTTCTCTCTGTCCACCCTTCTGCTCTCATTGCATCTTCTACATGCTTTAAAGTAAAGGAACGACCATAGTGTGCTTCCACGGCACTACGCACGTAGAAGACATCGCTATGGGGTATGTGGAGTTTATCTAGTGTATTGTTAACTATTGCACTGTAGAATGCTTCAAGTACATTGTCTGTATATAGTTTTACAGATTTCTTAGCCATTGTCAAGAACTTTCTTTGTATGCACGGATATATCACTCTAGTTTCATATATGTGTACAGTTAAGTGTATTAACAAAGAAACTTTAGTCCAGTTAAGTGTTATATTTAAGTGTTTTTATAATTTAACTAATAATAGTTAAGTGAATCACTTATATGATTCTAGTTATAGGGTAATTATACTCGATTTTACACATCTTGTCAAGTCTTTTATTTTCAAATACCCATAGTTGCCTATTTTTTAGGCAGTTGCACAATACTTGTGCATGTATATGTGTCTATTACTCTTGTGGTTAACACTCAATTTACCTGATCTGTGTATTTCTACATGTATATATACTACAGTACGTGGGGTGGCTCCTGCCCGTACACCTTGAAAACAACCAGTAATGACGCCTAGCCAGCCAAATAAAAACATTATGCGACATTGTACCTTATAAACTATTGTTTTCGTTAGTGTTTTAATAGGTAATGTGTAAAAGTTAATAGAACATGTATCAATTGACGTTTTAACGTACTAACACAATGGCACGTTTTACCAGACCATACCGGATGTTGAATGGCCGTGGATAATACCCCTACACTTATATAATATAAAAAAACATTTATCTGCTAAGTAATTGTAATCATTACATATCAATAATGTAATCAAATAAAATGATAAATAATATTCAA